ACAGCCGCTGGAGACCAACGCCGTTCTTGAATTGCTTATCAGCTGCTTCAAGCGTTTTTTCGTCGAAAGCCTTTTCCCTGTTCGGCAGACGGGCAGTCTTTGCGACCGCACATTCCAAAACGCCAAGGTTTGAGCTGAAATCCTGAGCGACGTGAATTGCTGGGGACTTCGGCCTTGAGGCTCGCAGAGCTTCCAGTTCCGCCCGGTCCACGCTCCAGCCTTCGCGGATTGCGTGTGCCTCCAGAGAGACCTTCTTGCCAGAAACGTCAATACTCGACGCTCCGTGCTTCTCGCAGACCAGACGAATTCCTGTAATCCGCTCGGCTTCTCCGGCGTGAATGTCCGCAATCTGCTTGCGAACATTTTCGATGTCGAGCGAGGCTTGAACTGAGGTTTCCTGCGGCTTCGGTTGCTCTTGCTTGCCGGTCTGGCCTGCGGCACCGGCACGCTCGGATTCGTAAGCAGCGCGAATAACCGTCATCTGCGATTCTGAAAGTGAGGACGGTTCAAAGCCTTTAGCGCTGAGCCAATTTTCGAACTCCATTTTTCCATTCTCCTGAGGCGAACGTAACGACGCGGCGACTGATGCTGACGTGTTGTCGTCGGCTCCGAGCGCCGCAAAAGAGATTTCTCGGAGAGACGTTTTTCGAGCGACGTAAATTGGTCCCTGGAAACTTTTTCCATTGACCTTCACCGTGTTTCCACGATCGACGAATTCAAGTTGACCAACGCTGGCACCGATGCTGGCTTGCCAAGGAAATCCGTTGTCGGCTAGTGCCGTTACTTCAGCGGCCGCGATAGAGATCCCGCTGACTTTCCCGGCGACCTTGACTGTTTGTTTTGTGACCGTGATTTTGTCACTGTGGCCGACGATCTGGGTTGTGTCGTGCGAATAGAGGATTGGCCGGGTTTGGCTGTTGACGGCCATCCCTTCCAAGTCAACGACGACGGGCCAGTAATATCCGGCGAGATTCATCTGACCGCCGGTGTAGGCAGTCATTGAAAAACCACGCACTTTTTGCTTTTGGCCGTCACTGCCAAGCTGGTCCGCGGCAGTCAACTCCAAGTCTGCGACTCCGCTTACCAGCTTGATGTTTTGCTGTTCTGGCGTGGCCTTCAGGTTTTGCGTCTTTTGCTTAACTGGCATTTCCGTCCTGCTCTTGTTGAGTTTCAGGCATTGCATCTGCAAAGCTAAGGTCGAGCTCTCGCATCAACTGGAGTTCCCTCGCTCTTTGACGAAGCTGCGTCTCCCAATCCCGTCCGATGCGAGCGTATTCCTCCGCAAGCGTCGTCGTGTGATTACGCAGCCGCGTCTCTTGGGCGCTGGCTTCCTTGGTCGGGTCGATGTGCTCGGAGCCGTCCCAGAACCACTGGCGGCTGTCCAGCCAGTCTCCGTAGGCTCCAGGAGGCAAAAGCCCAGGCACAAGCGAAGCCTCATCGAACCAAGCAAAAAGCAGCCGGTCTAAGACGACTTGCTCGAGCCAGTCTTGGTCTACTCGGATCGACCGAAAGTAGATTTGGTGATCAAGGCGACCGGACGAGTAGTTGTAAGATGCCGAGTTCGCGGCGGCGACGTTGAACGGCATGTTTAGGCAGCGAGCTATTTCATTGATCAACTCCCGCTTAAACTCGGCATACGTTGAGCATGGCTGCTCCGGTCGCAGCTGTGACATCTGCCAGCCAGCCGGAACCGTCGTCATCATGCGTTGTTCGATCTCGACGCTCATAAATGCGTCCGCTTCGTCGCTTTCACCGCCCGCCGGCGAATTCGTGTAGAGAACTGCGGCAAAGGCTGCTGCAGTCTCCGCCGCCGCAACAACGGCGAGCGTAAAACGCCGGAGTTGTGCAAAAAGCGGTAGCGCGGACGTAATGTCCGGGATGCCGCGCAGCTGGCCCGGCCGGTCCACGGAAAACCAGTGAATCACGTTCGAAGCTGGAACTGCTTGGATTTCCGTGTTTTCTCCGGTTCCAGTTCCAGGGTGTTCGCGCAGAATCGAATAGGAAACTGGATTTCCAAATTCGTCGTAAGAAATGCCGTCCGCGTAGTGGTTTCCATCCTTGAGGTCGGTTACTTGGTCGGCCTCAATCAGCCGCAGGTCGAGCTTGACAGAATGTCTGAGCTTTGGATTCGTGGTCAAGATGGCAAAAGATTCGCCATCAACCGCCTTGCTCATTCGCATTGTTCGAAGTTTGTGCGCGAGACCGGTTTCTTCAGCCCAGTTATTGAAGGCCGACTCGATTTGCCGGTCCCAGTCTGGATTGCCAGTCGAAACTTGCAGGATAGGGCCACGGCCAATTAAGTCGTTGGCAAGCGTACTGACGATTCCCTTGGCGTAGCTGTTGTTGGCGGTCTCGTACCGGGCTCGATTTCTGAGCGTCTTTCGGACGGTTCGGTTGGCGGCCGAAGCTGCGGAAAGGCTGTCGCTCATCGCCCAGTGGCGGCGGTTCTCGTCGTTCGTTTGGGCCGCGTCATACTTTCCGCGCACGGGCAATCGCAATGCCCGGAAAGCAGTTGAAACATTGCCTTTGCGGAATAGACGCCCAAGGAATTGAAGCATTAGCTGTCCGAACATGCTCCCGGTGGAACCAACTTATTAAAACGCAGGCCGCGCCGAGGCGAGGTCTTAATAGCATTTTTTGCTTGGAGGTACTGGTCGGCTTTCAAAAGCTCATCAACCGACTGGGCGTCAACTCGAACCCCGTCCACCGCAACGGCCTTAGGAGACTTGGCGGCGTCTTCGATTGTTTGGTCCAGGTCGGCCATTGTCGCTCCACTTCTGTTGAGACAATAAAGCCCCAGAATCCATCCCGAGGCGAGCCAATCATTTCAAAATCACTTAAAGAGAAAACCCGACATGAAGAGATGCCAATTAGATTCCTGAAAATCGTGCTACTAATAGCAATCTCCGCTCATTTTTTTTCTTGAACTGGCCTTCGGCTTTGAGAATGAAAATCTGCGGCCGACAATTCAAAGGTGACAAATTTCGCTCCGCAATGTCGGCAAACCCTCCGCCGCCGAATCGCTCCGCTTGGCATCCTTTCGGTGTGGCTTACTGAATGATGCGCGCAGCCGCAGCGAGAGCACGCGATCCCAGGCTTTTGCGGTCCTGAATGTTTCATCGGAATCGCCTTTTCTGCGGAAGGTCAGCCCGAGTCCATCTTTTCCGGTTTTTTGCCGGAGCTTCGCCTTGCACCGAATTAAGGCAAATTCCCAGCATGGAAGCGGCGACTGAGTTTCCGACCACTCCGTCTAGCCAGTGGTTGTCGCGGCCGGGACGCAGCGCCCAGACCGTGACGGTGCGGCCGCTCTCGGCGGATGTCTGCTGGTCGGGATACTCGGCCGTGAGGTGCTCGGCCAGCATGTAGTGATGCTGCGGATCGGAGCCGTAAAGCGTGAACGCCCCGACGTCTCCCGGTTGAGTTGCAAATCTGTCAAACAGAAACGACTTCCACCAATTGGAATCGAACAGGCAGTGCCGAATCGCCCGCTTCACGTTCCGCGTCACCATCCAGTTCAGGCCCAGTTCTTCGCCGGGTCGTTTCTCGTAGGCTGCAAAAGGCTTCGCTCTTGCGCCAACAGCGCGTCCGAGGCTTGGCATTGCCACCATCGAAAACTCTTGCTCGCGGCAGACCTGATAGACGATGTGAGATTTATAGCCCGCATCGACTAGAATTCGGCTGTGCCGGAATTGAAAGCCGTCTTGCCTCTCGTATGACCTTTGCGTCAGCATCGTCAGCAGTTCGCGGAGTCCTGCAAGAAGCGAAGCGTCGATACTCGCACCGGGGAAAGCCTGGCGAAGCGTCAACGCCAAATCGTTGTTCGTGAAATATCGGCGGTTCTGGTTTGGAAAGGCGCCATAGTCGATCACCGTGCCGGTGAAATTCGAGGACCAAGCCATCGTGACATAGAACAAAACGTCTTGCTGGCAGTCGATGAAACTGGTCACGCGGTCGCAATCCATTGGAAGAATCGCGTGCGGTATTCGGCTTAGGCGGTTCTGCAAAACGTGAATCTGAGGCACTATAAGCAGCTTGTCCTCTGACGACTTTGGCGGGTCGTTTTGGAACTCGGCGTCAAATGTCAGCGGGTGGTCGATTTTCAGGTTGAAGGCGTGCTGCAATGCCGACGCCTCATCCGAGTTGAACCGCTGGGGCCAAGCGATCCGAGAGTCGGCATCCATCGCATAGCGGTTGCCAAGATAAAACTCCGTCGCCTCTTTGCCGTCGCCTCCGGCGCGCAGGCTCCGCCTTCTCACTTCCGCATACTCGTCCCAGAGACGCTTGGCTTCGTCGGTGCTGGGCCATTGATAAACAAGTTTGCACCGGAATCCCTTGAACTCTGGGTGGCGGCGGTTGTCCAGGAGTTGATCCGCAAGGTCGTTTTGCTCGATTACCGTCAACGGAAACATCGCCGCGATCTTCCGCTTTGGTCCGGCAAGACCCAGCACTGCTCCCTTGATGATTTTCATCCGTTTGGCAGTTTGGCTCGGGCTGTGCGCGGAGTCATCCGTTTGAACGTCGTCTCCAATTACGAGGTCTGGCCGAACCGACTTTCCGTCCGGCCGAGTGAACTTCATCCCGCGGATGCGGCCCGTTAGGCCCCGGACCCGAATGATTGCACCGCTTGCCTTGCTTCCTTCCAGCGTTGGCAAAACCATAGTCGATCCAGACCATTGCATTTGAGTCCGCACGCCATCGCACAGCTGGCCTCGGCACCTGTTTGCAATGCCTTCAATCTTGTGGATCGGATAACACACCTCCGGCCAGTCGTCGGCCAAGAGTTCGTTTGATTCAAGTTCCGACTTGATGGAATTCTGCAACTCGTCTGCCGCTTCTTGGCTTGCTCCAAGAAGCACCACAAAATTCCTTCGTCCGGTCATCGTGGCCCAGAGAACCGCGACCTCGCAATCGGTTGTTTTCCCGCTTCCGCGCGGCATGGCAAAAGCCCGCAATCCGCCGTTTTCAATTGTCTGCTGAAGATAGGTGCGGAGTTGAATCTGGTCGGCGGAGGATTCCAGCGGATACCGTTCTGGAAAGTAAGTCTGCGCGAAAAAGGGTAAAGAATCCCAGGCACGCTTTTTGCGTTCTTCGTCTTTGACCAATGGCACCGGAGAAATATCTCGACCGACCCGGCTGACGTTGGCAAAACGCTGACGCTCTCTTTCCCGTTTGCGGGAATAGGAATCGACTGCGGAAAAGGGCTCGCCTGAAACTTCAGGAGGTTCAAGATGCCGGCGGATTGCCAGCCATGCAGAAAACTTGATGAGGTCCACGGTTGGACCGTCGCCGATCCGAGCACCGGCTTCAGCTCGAAAATCCCGGAGCCTTCGGTCGTCGAGCACCCTGCCCTGCGGGGTCGAGTTCAGCAGCTGAACAAACCGTCCGGGCTTTAGCCGCCTTGGGTCTGATGTTTTGCCTTCCGCCAATGTGCAACCCGGTGTTTTCGACTACGAACCCGGCCGGACGCAAAGAAAAGGCGGCTTACGGCGCGGCATGTTTTGCCAGCCACGCCGTGTATTGAATCAAACTGATGGTTCCATCGCCGTTGGCAGGTGCGCCGTTTGCGATGTCAGCCAGAATCATCTCCGCCGTGATCGTCTTTCCGCCCGCTTTGGTGAGCAGCTCAGAAAGGGACGCCGGCGATAGAGCCGTTGGATTCGCTCTGTTGTTCGATTGCCTGTCTTGCAATGCTTGCAACTGCCCTTGGTACCAGGTAGTAGACAACCGGCCAGAACTGTCCTCTGCGTCTAGCCACCGCAATCCATTCGGTAGTTTGCGCCGAAACCATCCTCAACAACTGCTGGTTTCCACTCCTAGCCGGAATCCTCTCAAATTGATTGGTCCAAGCTGGGTCGAACGAGCAACGCGGCCTTCCCTTGGCTCCTCGCACTTTCAAGCCGTTGTAGGTTCGCAGTCCTCGGCGTCCCCAATCATACAAGGTCTTCCGATGAAGTTCACCCGGCAAATCCGTGTATTGGATTTCCGACTTTATTCGTTTCATAGAGTCAGCTCCGCTTGACGGTGCGTGTGCGGAAACGCTGTCCAGCCGAACTGCCAGTTCCGACAGGTCGCGAATGCCCTATGTGCCGGCGGGCCAAGGTCTGGGACTATCTCGATCCGCTGAAAGTTCGTGAGCCGCAGCTCCACTCGCTCATCCTGCAGCTCGAACGACTCGCCAGGCTTGCATATGCCGGCTACGTGGACGTTCCATTTCCACTTGGGAGTCACTCCGCAAATGTAGATGAATCGGCTCGCGTGCTCGTCGAGCACGGCCCCGGCTAGGTCTCGACGCTCTCGGTAGCTCAGAAGCGAGCTGTATTCGCCGATTAGGCAGCGGGCGCAGTGCTTGCTTGGGTCGAATCCGTTGACATACTTGATCCAGAAGTATTTGAACTGGTCCGGCTGCCGGAACTTCAAATCCAGAATCGTCTTTTCGTCCGTGTTTGCTGACATTGCTTAGTCTTCCCCTTTGAGCATAATCGTGATTACCGGCTCGCCCTCGTCTCCCGGTCCAATGAGACTCCAGAGCTTAACTTCTTTCCGTTTTCCGGGCTCGTCCTGAACCCCGACTTGGAAATTTACCCGATCCTTATCGACGCCTTGGACCGCTACTGCGTACCTCCAAGCGTAGAGAACGTCCCAGAGCCGCCCCTCGATTGATTGGCCCGGCGGCATGGGCTCTCCAAGTTGCCCAATTGTCTCTGCCCATGCGGTCCGGGTCATCGCGACATTTACTCGGATGCCGAGCTGCCGGCAGAGGTCGCCGAAATCTGCGTTGGTGCAATCGACCAGCACCCCGTCCCGCATCGCCTGCTTGCGGGTGTATCGAAAAACTATGTCGGCGTCGCTGAAGAAATCTTGAAAATCGCTGCTCATGTCTTTGTGCCTTTCGAGTTTGGTAACTTTCACTTCTCTTGGAATCTCAACTTCTGCTTGTGCTGAACTTCGCCCTCCTATTGGTTGCTGAACTTTTCGACTGCTGCCTTGACCCATTGAATTGCCGCCTGCTTGGTATCGATGTCTCGGTCAACCGTGAATCCTTGCTTGATGTCCTCGGGCATCTCCATCGGGAATCCCAACCCGCTGTGCAATTCGCCCGGAAGCATCCGCGCCGTGCCTAGCACCAGTCCCATTCGGTTCACGGCCACGTCGCAACATGCTGCCGCGAGGTCCGTAATGCTCATCGGCTGATCGCTCTGCTTTACGACCACTTTGCTGACAGTTACGTCTGCAAGGTCCGTCTTGCCTCTGCTGCACCATATCAATTGAACCTCGACGCTCGCGCCCCGCTCGGTTAGTGCATCGGCCAGTGCCAAGCCCGCCGCCGCCCGGTAAGCCATTGCCGATTCTTTTTGGCCTCCCGAGACTGCTGCGTTAATTTTCACGGTTACTCGGTTTGCCGGAATCTGGTCGCTCTCGATTCGGTTCCACATCTCAGGAATCCTGCTCAGGAATCGGTCTGCGTCGATTTCGTCGCCGCTGTCTCGGCCTCGCCGCACCCGCCGCTTGTTCGAGGTCGGAACCGGGATCTCGTTCGATATTTGCTCCCGCATTTTCTCGACCATCTCGGTTAAATCTGCTCGGCCATTTTGCAGAACCTCGCGGATTCCTGCTGTCGTTTTGTATCCGAGCCATTCTTTTCTCTGGTAAGCCTGAACCCGATTGTCGATTTCCTTGAAATCTCCGTTACCAATGCCAATCGCTGCTCCTGTGTCCACTGCGTCAATCATTCGCGAAAACTCAATGTCGAACCGGCGTCCGGGTCGTTGCTCTACGATTCCCTTGAGCCCCGGAGCCGCCGGAATTTTCTTTTCGGCCTTTGGCTTGGATTCCGGCGCTGGCTGCTTCTTGCCCTCGCCGCTGCCGTTGCAGCTGGTGCATTGCCATCCCAAGCTCTGCGACCACCATGCCGGAGTGCCCTTTGCAATCCCTGCCCTGCATTGCTTGCAGATGCCAGAGGTTCTCGACTTCTCGAAGTATGTTCTCATTTTCGTTCTCCGTTTTTCGTGTCTCGCGAACCGTTTCGCGTTCGTCTATGGATACTATACGCCCGATCACTATCGCTCTCTGAGTGATTCTTGCCGTGGCGAAACTTAGAGGAAAAAACACTGTCTTTTTTGGAGTCTTTCATTGTTGGCCTTTCTGCTCCCGCTTCTGCCGGTTGCGGAGAACCTCGGCCGACTTCGGATCGCCGAGCCGAGCCAATTCCTCCAGTTGCCGGACCGTCATCGCCTTGTATTCCGCAGGCTCGTTGTATTTCGCCGACAACTTAACTGGCTTCGGCGACTTTCGAGCATTATTTTCCAAGTGTCCACTCCGACTTTTTTCCAACTCTTCTTGGACTTTTGCCAATTCTTGTTGGACATCGAGCAGATTGTTAACCAGTTCTTCGAACTGGTTTTCTAGTGCTGTCACGAATCCGCCGAGCTTCGTAGCTTCTGCCAGCCACCGCTCGCTGCTGTTACGGAATCGGTTGACTTCCGCCGAGAGGTACTGAGCCGCTCGGACAACTTCGGTGTGAGATACTGAGTTCTCGATGATTGCTTGGGCTTCTTTGAGATTCATTCTGTTTCTCCTGTATGGTTCGCCGTCGATTGCCGCGCCGGGTTAGCTCACTTTCATTACTTCGTCTGCTGTCCAGCTGCGGAAGTACCGAGCCTTCACTTGGTCGAGCGTCTTGCCCGCCCGGATTGCTGCCGCTGCTCCGACCACTAGCCGGGTGCTTGCAATCCGTCGAATCTTGGCTCGACTGATTGAGCTGCGGAGGTTGTTTACCCAGCCGAGCAGTTCGTCCCGCTTGGCCGGCTTCAGGTCTCCGCAAATCTGCTGCTCGAGCTGCGCGTCGTAATCCACGAATGCCGTGCTCATCACGAATCGGTCAAGCGTGCTCGCGTCGAGTGCGTTCCGCCCGACATAGGAGGCGTCTGCTCCGCGGCCCCATGTATTGGCTGCCGCGATGATTATCGTGTTTGCGTGCCGCTTGTGGATTTGGCCGTTGGGATTCGCGAGGACGCCGTTTGCCAGTGCTGCGTTAATACTGACCATCAGGTTCGGGTCCGCCGCGTCCATTTCGTCGAGGAGGAATACTCCGCCGTTCTCGAAGATCTCAATGAACCGTGTCGGCTGGTACTGCCAGCTGCCGTCTTCCTGCGGAAGAATCCGTCCCATCAGATGCGACTCAGTTACCCCTTGGCTCAGGCTGATAAATCCGAACTCAAGTCCGAGTGCCTCGGCGACATTCTTTGCAAGGGTCGTCTTGCCGCTGCCGGCTGGTCCGACCATCATCACATTTTGATGCCCCTCGCTAACCAAATCGAGGAGCTCGTCGAGCTGTGCGTGGGCACCCTCGATTTTTCGAGTCGTGCCGTCTGGCATCCGGACTTCAATCGGTCTCGGGAGCCGGGCCGCTGCAATCTGTGCCGCGACAATTTCTCGAACCTGCTCCTCTCCAATCGCGTCTGCTGGGAGGTGTTCGTTGATCGCGTCTGCGAGCAGCTTGAAGATTTGTCCGTTCGGTGCCGTTGTGCTAGAATTCTTCTGCGACATTTGAAGTGCCTTTCGAGTGTTGCTTGGGACCTTCGAGTTACTGCTCGTTGGTCCCTCTTTTTTTGCGCCGCGAGCCGTTTCGCGTTCGTCTATGGATACTATACGCCCGATCACCACGGCTTACTGAGTGATTCTTGCCGTGGCGAAAAAAGGACAAAGAAACACAAAAAAGACGGCATCGAAATTTGCAATGTGCCTGGCATTATCATTTCCGCTGCCGGCAAACTATAAGACTGCAAATCAGACCTAAATCCGGGCTCCGCAGCAGACATTTCCTAAGTGTCCACCCTGATTTTTTTGCAAACTCTTTTCGGCCAGCTGACCGACCAACTTCATCTGCATTTGCAGCAGACATTTCCTAAGTGTCCACCCTGATTTTTTTGCAAACTCTTTTCAGCCAGCTGACCGACCAACTTCATCTGCATTTGCAGCAGACATTTCCTAAGTGTCCACCCTGATTTTTTTCGCCTTATCTTTGCTGGGCTCTTCCCTGCACCCGCCGAGCTGCAATCCAAGACGCCTGGGCAAACTTTGGAACCTTTTGGTACCTCGCCGAAGC